CCGTAATCCTGACATAACATATTGGGCGAGTGAAGAATTAGCAATTAGATATTATAATCCACTTGACAAAAAGTACCATAGATACTATCCTGACTTCATAGTTCGTACAGTCAAAGGCGATAAGATATTAGTAGAGATCAAACCATCACGCCAAACCAAACCACCAAAGACACCCACAAAGAAGACAAGAGCATTCATGCGTTCTAGTTTTGAGTATATTAAGAATAGAGCAAAATGGAAAGCAGCGACACAATACGCTGATGATAATAATGCGAAGTTTAAATTAATTACAGAAAAAGATTTGGGTTCGTATTAAGCAGATAATGCTTCTCTTAAATTACCATCTGATGTATTTGTGGATTCCGCCATATTTGTAATAGTGTTGTTAGCAACATTTGTATTTGTAGCACCACCAGAATTATTAATTATATTCATTTTACCAGCTTCTTTGTTCGCCATAGCGGCACTATCTTCTTTCATTTGTTTTGTTCGTTGAGCATAGGCCAAATCATCTTTTAATAATTGATCGTCAGGTCCCGTAATTTCACCACCAAATTCTGGTTGTAATGCTTTACCATCTTTAATCATTTGAGCAAGTTTTTCGTTATGAGCTTTTTGTTCATTGTATAATTTTTCTACCGTTTTACGTCTATCTTGTTCTGTACTATCTAAATTTTTTAAAAATTCTAATTGTTCATCAGTTGTTTTTAATTTATTAAATTTAGTAAATTCTTCAGGTGTCATTATACCTGAGGCAAAATCATATCCATCTGTGCCAGATTTAGATATGTTGGCTTTTCCATATTTCTCACCTTCAAACTCTGCAAATCCTTCACCCATGGTGCCACCACCACCTGTCATTCTTTCTCTTTGCATTCCTGTAATATCACTATCTGCATATTTGGATTTAATACCTGTTTCATTAATCGCATTATCAGCTGCTTTAGAAGCTTTGGTATCTAATTTTAACTTATTTTTTAAAAATTTAGGTAAAGGTAATGCATCAATAGCTGAATTAACTAATGATTTAACACTATCACCTATGTCAGAGAAAAAATTACCTACAGAAGAAAAGGCATCTTTAACACCATTTTTTATTTTACTAAAAGTGTCTGTAAAGAAAGACGTAATACTATCTTTCATTTCTGTTACTTTTGCTGGTATATCTTCTGTAAAAAATGATAATGCGTTATTAAAACTTTCAACAACTTTGTTTTTAATATCTGTAAAAAAGTTCATAATGTTAGTTGTAACATCACCCTCTATACCAAATGCTGCTCCTATTGAGTTTACAATACTAGCAACTGCATCTATAACAAAGGTAGCAACCTTTCCTGGTAATGCCAATAAACTATCTAAACCTTCTTTAATTAAACCACCATCTAAAGTAAATATACCTTTTACCATTTTAAATATACCTGTAAATGTATCCCCAATAATAGAAAATGCATCACTTAATAATGGACCTAAGTCTTCAGATAGTCTGTTAAAAAATGCCTTTATGCCATCTACTATGGGTGCTAGCTTTTCAGCAATCTGTTTACCATATTTTTGTAAACCTTTTGCTAATAATAACAAACCAGCGATCAATCCACCTTTAATTAATAACCCCAAAAAACCTTTTTTACTCATTAAATCAGATGCACCTTGTTTCAGAGAGGCAAGTTTTTCTCCGATACCTGCTAAGAAACCACCTCCTGTATCGCCACCGTCATCACTTGATGGTGGAGCAATGTCATCTTTGCTAATTCTATCTGCTCTTTCTGCTTCTTTTTCTTCTTGTTTTTGAAAAGATAAACTTTCAGCAAATGTTTCCACAAGGGATTGCATACTATCTCTTATATCTTCTAATACACCCATAACAGGACTTCTCTCAGGTTCTACTTCTAATCCTGTATCACCCCCACTTGTCAATGGTTGACCAGCAGGATTAATTAAAACAGATTTACCTGAATTAACTAAATCATTAAAACCTTTAGTTACAGTTTGACCTATTTCAATTACTGATTCGTCTTTGAGTGTTGTTTCTGCCATTATTTGAACCTTTTATTAATGTATTTGTAAACAGCGTATGCACCTAATAAAACAACTATTGTTCCTATGCCATCAAACCAACTTGTATCATTGATTACTTGTAGTAAATCTGCTGTTATCCAATCCATTATTTCTTACCTTTACTTGTTCCTGTGTATAATCCAAACCATGCGGCACCTGCGCCAACTACAATACTAATCAAACCACTTTGTTCCATTGTAGGTGCAGATAAGTTCATATACCATATTACACATTTGTATAATAATATGATATATACAGTCAAAAACAATCTTGGAAATATTCTCCAAGCGTCAACTGCTCTTGCCATATGAATTAGTTTTGCGTATGGGTTAGGTCCCATATCTTTTACAGATGTATCTACTTCTAAATCTACTTTTACTTTTTTAGTAATTTCTTTCTTATCAGCAGGTACAACAATTTTATCTTCTATTTCGCTCATTATTTTCTTCTCTCTCGTTCTCGTTTTTCTTTTTCTTCTTTAATATAGTTTACCAACATGGTAACATATATTTCCCTCTCCCACGGCATCATATTTTCTAACTCTGTCAATGAATATTTATGATGTTGCATTAACGCAAAGTTAGTTTCGTAATAGTTTTCTAAACTATCGTGTGAGAGGGCTACCCGAAAAAATCGGCCAGACCTTTCAATGTCACGTCACTTTCAACATTTGTGACAGGGTTTTTAACTTTTATTTTATGTTCTAATCTAGGCATACTTGAAAAAAAACCTTGTATTTTTTTCATTTGTTCACCTGTTAGACCATCAATAAATTCTTTCATTTCTTCCTTTGAAGTGTCTTTACTTAAATATACTTTTTCGCCTTCATAGATTTGTTCTATTAAACCGTATATCATTTCATAGGTTTCTGACAATTTTATATCACCAGAAAACATATTATTGTTAATAGATTTTAAAGAAGGATATTTTAAAACTACACCTAATTTTCTAGTTTCATCAATCACAATATTATTACTGTGGTCATCATCTACATAAACTTCTATTTTTGATAAATCAACTTCTGCATTTGCATATGTCTTTTTATCATCTGGACACAATACTTTTAATTTAGCAACTTCACCAACCGATTTTGCTCTTATTTGTAAAAAAACATACTCTAAATCAAATAATGGATTTTCCTCTGGTTCTATGTCACCAAATGTACAAGACTTAACTATGTCTTTTACTGCTTTTAACATTTCTTCTGGTTTACCAGATTCCAATGCCATTAATAATATTTTTTCTTCTTTTACTAAAAAAGGTCTATATGTGATTTTTTTCTGTTGTGATGGTAAAGTCAACTCATATTTAGCAACATTTGCTTGAGGTAACGCCATAATTTACTCCTTTATTCACGTTAATATATATGTTCAATTATAAAAATGGTGGGAACACCTTACCACCAAATACCGATCCAATTGGTACTCTTTGTTTTATAACATTTACTGCATCTCTACCTGCTCTTCTAATTTCAGGAGGGAGTTTGCTTAATATGTCACCAATTAAACCTCGATTAGGTTGTTTAACAGTTGGTACTTTAAATCCGCCACCTACTGTAAATTTATTAACTTGGTCAAGTGATAAGTTTGACCATTGTCTGAATGCAAAGGTAATATCAACTTTTTGTATATCATCATTTGTGTTATAATTAAAAGGTACAGCAACAATAGATTTTGGATAACATTCTGTTAATTCAACACCATATGAAATCCTATCTCTATATGCGTCACCTGAAAATGCACCTAGTTGATATATTCTAATACCACCAATGTATTCATTATAAAAATGTACATTGTGAGTATTTTGGTCAAACGCAGCCGCTTGCCATAATTCAAAGAATACTCTTTGTCTTAAAAATTTATCTGCATAAAAACTACAAGTAATTTCTCTTGTATAATTTTCACCTGTTACTATATCTCTTTGTGGTCCATAAGTTTTAAATTCTGTAGTGGTAAGTGCACGAGAAGGCATCTCTACATTGAAACAAAATCCTCTTAATCCTCTTTGTAATTGAGTTTCTTTTTGTAACTGGCCAGCAACAGTGGATCTAGTTATTTGTTCTTCAAATAAAGTAGCATTAGATACATCTGTACCAACAGCAACACCATTAGGTAATATGAAGTCAACTAAAAATCTATTTGGTCTAGCAAATCCTTCTCCTTCAGCAACTTGACCTATAAATCTACCAATTGTTGATTCTCCATTACCTTGTTTTTGTTTAAGTCTAGGATCAGCTAGTACATTATCTAAAGACCTATCTCTAGGTATGCCTATTCCTATATCTATTCCACCAATTCTTTTTCCGCCTCTTAAAATGGCCATTACTTATCCTTACATTGACATCTTTTGCCAAATAGTTTTTCTATTAGTTTGTTCCAAAGTTTTTTCATTAATATGGACTTCCCTTTTTAAATTGTTGTACAGGCAACATAACTGCCAATGCTGCTTCATCAAAATCAACTCTTAAAAAACTTGATCTAACATGACCATACAAATATTTCTTAATGGTAGTTCTAGCAATTCTAACGTTCTTAATACCATCATAGGT